CTTGATGGGTTTTTCTGTCCACTTAAATGTTCAACTTAAATTTTACAATCTGCCATTTTCAAAAACGAATTTATCGTGAAATAGGGCATGGCACCGCTCTAGCAAACGTTCATTCGCTCATTTTTTAGGGTAGGGGGGGTGTTTTCGTTCAAACTTGCACCCGTAAACGATTATTGAATCATTATATAGCTCCTGTTGTCGCTTGTGTGCCGTTTTGCTCCCACTTACGTACGGGCCCATACCGGTTTAGGTCAAACGCTCTTAGCGGGTTTTATACCGTTTTGTCTTGCCCTGCTTACCTTGCTTGCCTGGCTGTCTTGCCTGGTGGTCTTGCATACGGATCCGTCCGGCACTCAGCTACCACACTTCGGGGCTGGCCTTGATCACCTTGACGCCGCGCCGCTTGCTTGCTTTTAGCTTGACTTGTTTCGCCTTGAGCGCTTGTGCCTTCTCCGTGTGCTCGGCGTTATGACAAGCCCGGCAAATCGTTTCTAGGTTGGCCGGATCTAGCTTAAGGTCCGGCGCTTGCCTTACGCTTTGCAAGTGGTGCACGGTAGTAGCCGGCGTTAAACGGCCGGCCCACTTACACACTTGGCACCGGTAGCCATCGCGGGATAGGACTTGCTCTCTAACGGCTTGCCATGCTTGCGAGTGATAAAAGCTATTGTTATCCGTTTGATAGCGTCTAGACACGTCTTATCCCCCCCTTGACGGCAAAATAAAAAGCCAGCCGTTAAGCTGACTTAGAACCCATATTTATTTCGGCACCCTTGTTTTAATGCTATAGCTAATCTTTCCATTTCTTCCACTGTGTCTCCTGCCAAAGTAGCATCTAAGACTAGTTTTTTCTTTTTCTCAGTACTTAATGTCATTTCATACCCATTTTTATCTAAAAAAAACAAAGTTGCTAGCAAAGCTGTTCGTTTATTTCCGTCTACAAAAATATGCTTTTTAGTAAGCTTTTGCATGATATATGCAGCCTTTTTCCAAATAGTTGGATATAGTTCATGTCCAAAGACGACCATTTGAGGTTGTTCAGATATCAGTGAAAGCCCTTCTTCATATTGGATTCCCGCAAACTGTTGATTTTCACCATTTAGTGCGACCTTGTTTGCTTCTATCAAGTCATTAGGTGTCAGGTACTTCATTTATCCTTTAACCAATCCATCACTTCTTTATTTTCATCAAAAAGTCGATGAAGTGTATCTGTATCTACAGAAGTATTTTTCTTTGAATCAAATGAACCATCAAAGAATTCCTTTATTGAATCATCGCTAATAACATGGCTTTGTTCAGTATTAAGCCAAGGTTCTTCTGTATGGGTTTGTCTCATTAAGTCGTAAGCAGATTTATAACCATATACAGAGTAAACCCCTTCTAAAATATCCAAATTTTCTTTATCATTTTGTAGTTCATTATAATCCGCTTCATCTTCCGAAGTAATTGGAGAATTTGAATCTACGATACCTCGACAATGTTTATAAACCTCATGAACTTCTGCAACAGCCGGCCCGTATTTCCAAGCCACAATATCATTATCAAACATGCGATACCCTGTTATCGATAAGCTAGCCGCTTGAATATAGTAAAGTAGCTTCATAGCTTTCATTTGTGTTAACTCTTCAACGTTGGGGTTATCTTGCATATCTTTATAATTCTTCACACGTAACCAATTAATTATTTTGAAAACATTATACATTACTAACCCCCTCCTTCAGTAAAAACATTTTACATGAAATTTCCTCACTATAAAGTACTTTGCTCAAAAATATAATATAAAATTACAAAAGCCCAGCTACAATAGCTAGGCTTGGGTGATGCATATCGTAGTTTATCGGCATCGTAGTCAAAGCAAGAGGCAGAGTTGAACCCAGAGTAAGTGCCAATCCAACGGGGACTTAATCATTCTTTTTGACAATACCAGTATATGCCATTTTATCCCCGTGTGGTCTCCGTTCGATTCCCGATTCATCCCCGATTCATCCCCGATTTTAAGTAGACGTGAAAATCAGGGACTAATTGACGATCAACACGGTATACTGCACACTTTGGCTCAATGATATCCGCGAAATCAAGGCAGGCCCGCTCTTCTAGTGCCTTATAGCCATCATCACTGTATCGTTCTAGCTTCGGAGCCAGCTCTTTAATGTACATACGATCTCTAAGACCTGGTAAAAAGCGTTCTTTCAGAATTACTCTGGACGAATACCGACAACTTTGAATAGCCTCACGAACGGCGTAAACCGCATGTAAGCAGTCGGCAATGTCGGCCAGCCGATAATCAGTCGAGTTAAAGACCGAGCTGCCTTTGATTCCAGTGATATCTAATTGTGGCGATCGCAATCCATAGTTGCCCGCTCTCAAACAGATCCCTTCAAATTGGTCATCGTCCCAAAAGAAATGACGCACTTTGTCAATTGTTGCTTGTTTATCAATTTGCGGAAAAAGTTCCATGAAGTGCACTCCTCATAATTAGATTGATATTTGTTTTAAGATCACCCATGCATGGCGCTCTTTTCTTATCACCTTTTCAGCTGTTCGTTTTCGAATGCCCACTCTTCTAGCCATAGCCAGATTGTTTTTGGCGATTGGTTCACAATGTTCCCAATTAAAGTTGGTGAGAAATAATATTTGTTATATAACATCAACTTGAATTCCGTCTTGGCTTCTTCATCATCTGGCGGGATCGATGCATATTGCCGGCGGAAATCCTGCGTGATCTCTTCCCATGTCTGATTACGTTGGCACATCATGATTCTACGGATATTGATGAATTTCTGTTCGTGCTGCTTGCGGCGCTTAAGATGTTCCACTTGGACTTGTTGTTCACTTCGCCGTAATGCATCGCGAAATTTCATCACTTCAAGATTATATCTTGAGCGCTCTAACCAGCTTAACTGGCGATTCTCTTTCTCAGCTGAGAACTTGTTTTCTATCACTTCTAGTAACTCTGGGGTTAAAAAATCAGTCATCATTTAGCTCCTTGTATGGTATTAATTCAACAGTGGATGGCGGTAGCTCGCGTCCGTTCCGCTGATACTCGTCCCAATCAATCGCCGCTAGTAGGCTTCTTGTCACCAGGTTCGCCATCGCTACCCTCCTCATTCAGTGGACACTTCGTTTTAATTGATACCGTTATCTTGTCGACCTCTACTTGCACGCGTGAGGTGCTGGTGCCATTCGATACTTCACTGTAAAAATGTTGATTGTCGTTCATCGTCATTACAATTTCTCCTCATCAAATTTGGCTTGGTTAAATTTAGTCATTATTTCAACCACTCCTTCATCTCACACCATGCACACACAGCAAGCATCGCTTGGATTAATGCGACCGGATCGTCACTCCGTAGTTCACAGACCTCCAATCGCTGGCAATGGTAACGAGCGGCAACCCAGTCGACGACAGCAAAGCCCGCGTGTGCGTTGATCACTTGAAGGTACGTTTGACAGCGATCTGTAAACGTTTCGTTTTGCCGATCATAGTAAAAGTAAAGTTTTTGGTTGTCTGGCCTCAAGAAGTTAGATGTCACTTTCGTGTACTTCTTGCCGTTAATTTCAATAGTCTCTCCTATTTCTAACTTCAGTCCATCTATCTGCATGTTGGCCTCCTACCATTCAATCTGAACTCGATTGCAGTCTTCCAAACCCCAATACTTGATCTCTGCCATTGTAAATAGGCAATCGACTAGGTTTTCTTGGCGGTCAATATCGGTAACATCGATAAGATCGCTATATGCAAGTCCTACAAGTTGCTTATCTTTAGCAATCATCAATCCATACTCATACCGCAGGTAATAGCAATCTGGGGTGTGTGGGACAAACACCATATAGACTGGTTGTTCGCGGCTAAAGCGTTCTTGGCTATTGCGGTTAGCCTCATCAAGCAAAAATTCAATTATACTAGCAGCCTCTCCCACTAAATCTCCATAATCTTTACTATGCTCGTAGTAGCTATTAAGCCAATCAATCGCATTATCTCGGTTATCCACCGTGACGTAACGATATCTTTTATTTTGTTCTTCAAACCATTCTGGACTCATTACTGGCCCTCCTATCCAAGATAGTTAATCTCTTAACCTCCACTACCAAATGCGGTTGCTCTGCGTAATACTTTTTTGCCTCCAAACTGATAATCAGGTTGTCATCGACCCATAAAATCCCGTTTAAGGCGTCCGACGTGCTTTTAATGTAATTATCCAAGTCCGGCTTTACCGTTGGCCTATGGAATCCTGACAGCCTCCTGGCCCGCTCTTTTTGGCTAAGGCTTGCCTGGACCGGCCGATAAAATTCCATGCACACCTCTAATGGACCATCAAATGGCTTCAGCCCACGATCAAGCATCTGTTGCCTAGCTAGCATCCCTAATTGTCGTTTAAAGACAGTGACCTTTTTAGGATCGTATAACCGAATCCCCTTACCCATTCTGATAGCACGAGGACGTGCTTGCTCGACCGGCTCGATGTCAAACTCAAATTTCACCGCTTTTTATCACCTTTAGCCACCTTTGCTATTGAACTTCCTTTCGCAACCCAGTTTTTTAGTCCGCGGTACTTTGTGCCGTGGTACTTTGGTAGATGCTTCAACTTCGCTTGCCAATTAACAAACAGTGGCCAATCTGTGTCAACGCCTCGATCTAAATCTTTAGTGGCTATCTCCCTCATAACAAGGTATTTGTGCCAATAACGTCTACTTCTTTTTATCATTAGATCGACCTCCTACTGCGCCTTATCATCCATAATTGATTGCCTTTGCCATTCGTCATATTCTGCTTTGGCGTCTGCTTCTGATAATGGATCGACGTCGTCGTACACCGGAAGTTGGTTCATTAGATCACCTCCAGTTCGCTTGCTTCCACGTCTTCAATCAAGGCGTGGTTGTCTGCATCCCATAAGTCCACTGTTCCATCTTGCCAAGTAGAGTGGATCGCAAACTCCACCTTGCGCCACTTAACCCGGTCACCCGGGAATAAATTAATCGTCGCCATGTCCTAACCTCGCATGTCCTCTAATCCGTCAAAATCAATTACGTTGTCCTTGCGCTTGGTAATTAGCCTGCTAATCAGTTTAGGGTTGTACATTTGGACCAGGTCGCCACTCGTATTGTTAGTTGTGACAATCGTTGACCCTCGATGTGCGTTAGCCCACTCATCGTAACGAGCGTCGGCCACTGCATAAAGCCACTCTTGCATGTCTTTCCGAACCGGCTTGTAGTAGCCCTGCTCCTTCATCCCCGCTTCCGTGCCAAAGTCGTCAATAATCAAGACTGGAGCTTGTTTGGCGAGTTCTTGTATCTGGTTAAGCCGGTCACTAACAGTCGGATCGTCAAAACGCTCGCTAAACATACCAACCAATCGCATAGTTGAAATAAACAGGTAAGGCTTGTCGGCCTCAGCCCACACCTTATCCGCAATCGCTAAGGCTAGGGATGTCTTGCCAGTACCAGGCTCCCCTGTTAAGCAAGCATTAAACTCTTCGCCGACAATTATCCGCTTTGCAATTGTCCAGGCACGGTTGCCCACGTCCCTTGCTAGCTTGCGGTTATCCTGTAAGTCCGGATTCCAGCGGTCAAACTTAAAGCTGATTGGACGTTGTCCTGACCATACGCTAGCTTTAAGCCATTTATCACGCTCTTGCCTAGTCTTGTCATCCCTGAACTCTTGATTCCAGTTGGCGACTAATTGCTTTTCGCGCTCATCTAGCCAGGCCCGATTCTTAGCCGGTAACCGGCCTTCCGTTTTTAATTTTGCCGTCAATTCCGGCGGTAATCTCAATCTATCCATGTTGCCCCCTAGAATGTGTAACCTTTAGCCCGTTTGGTTGGCTGATCAATGACTGCCTGCTCGTTAAGATAAGCCTCAAACTTAGTGCCAAACAGAGTATTTGGCCTTAGATATTGGCTCATCTTAGGATCCTTACCCCAACTAGCTACCTTGTTATCAATCACTCGCTTAAAGTCCTCGACCTCAAAGCCCTCATTAGACCTCGCCTTGATCAAGCGTTGAGTTGTCTTGCTACTTGCTCGATAGCTAGTGCCGATCTTGCTGTTAAGGTAATCCATGATTTCTTGATAAGGGGCGTGGTCGGGCTTGCCCGACAATATATCTTCTTCTGTTCTATTAGATGCTCTATTAATTGTTCTATTATCTGTGAAGTCTGCGTCACTACCCTCGTGAAGTGAGTTTCTATACCCCCGTGAAACTGGAGTCACTACCCCCGTGAAATCTGCTTTACTACCAATCATGATTTCCCGACGTATGATTTGTTTTCCCTCATAGATATTCTTGCGTCTGATATATCCGTATTCTTCTAGCCGATTGAGTGATGATATTATTGTTCTGTTTGTGCAGTTGAACCTCTTAGCCATTGCGGCGTTGCTCATAAAGAAGCTATTGGTTACGTTTAGCATGGCGTAGATCTCTCCGTAAAGGAGCTTGTCCTTATCTTTGAGGCGATTGTCATGAGCAACCCTAACCGGAATATTAAGGAATAGGTTTGCGCCTTCGTATTCTGCCATCATTTTCTCCTTTCTTTGTAGATTCCTTGTAATCCGATCCTCTTGAGTGTTTCTTTGTCGACCTTGATCCCGATCCCGGTTAAGTGGTGGCGCTGCAAGAACTCCTGAACTCCGATTTGGTGGATTTCTGTATGGTGTTCTCTGCATAAAGCCGCTAAACGGAATTTTGTATGATCCTGCTTGTTTCTATTTCGTCCAGCTCCCAACTCGTCCACGTGATGGATGTCGGCGTGACGGCCACAAATCAAGCATTTACGGTGTTTAATGCACTGATATTGAAAGTTGCTTTCATCTCTGGGTAAAAGCATGTATCCGCTCCGGATTGGGACGTCGTACTCGAAGATGAATTTAACTACATCATCGAGTAAGTAGCGCGCTTCCGTTACTGAGTTGCTTGTATCATTGGCTAGGCTAATTTCATCGCCTTGAGTGCGGATCGTATACCTGGCGTAAAAGTATTCTTTCAGCCAGTTGACCGGTTCACCTGACCATCGCCAGATGTCATGAAGCAAGGCGAAGAATAGCGCCCTTTGCTTTGGCCGGGCTTGGCGGGGATCCGGGAAATCAAGCATGACCTTGATTTTTTCGGTTTTCCCGGAGTTCAAAGCTTCTAAGTGTTCAAAGAAAGGTTGGCCTGGTGGTTTATCTGGGATCACTTCCCACCGGTCGCCTTTCCAGGTTGCTGTACCGCTAATCATTAGAATGGCGGGTTGCTAAAATCGAACCCGGCTCCTTGAGGTGCTTGCTGATTTGGCTCTGGTTGCCCCTGTGTGCCATTTTGTGGTTGGTTATGGTAATTACCCATGTTGTTGCCTTGCGGTGCATTTTGCGGCGCTGGAGCCTGCCCAGCCTGTTGGTTAAAACCATTACCATTTTGTTGGTTGAATTGCTGTGGTGCCTGGTTAGGTTGTTGGTTATATTGTGGCGCCGGTCCTTGCGGTAGGTTGCCGCCTTGTTGGTTCCGTGGTTGACTTAACACAAAGTCAACATGATCGGCCCGGACGTCCAGGCTAATTCCAGCGCCACCATCGTTACGCTTGTATTGGTGAGTGGTAAGCGTGCCGCTAACCATCACTGGTTGACCCTTGTGTAGATAGTCGCGAACAAAGTTTCCACGGTTACCCCAGACGGCGACCCGGTAGTATTCTGCCTTCGTGTTGCCTGGTTGGTCCTTTCGGCTCCCATCGACCGCTACATCAATGTTGGTGACGGTGTAGTTTCCGGCCTGGCGTTGTTGCGGTTCGTTAGTTAAACGGCCTTGGAATTGAATAGTTGCTTCACTCATTATTGTTGTCCTCCATATTGGTTTTTGTAGTTGTTGTAGTTGTTGTAGTTGTTGTAGTTGTTATTGTTGTAATTGGAATTGTTTGCGGTGCTGTGGTTGTTGAAGTCGTCGTCTTTCTCGTCGGTGATCAGGAATAGACTCCCAAGCGCCCGCTTTTGGGCGTATGAAGTACTGCTCCCGGTAATCTGTGCCGGTTGCATTCCCTTTTGCGATTCAGCCTCTCGGGCCCAACCGGTGGCAGTAATTGTGTTCCCATCTGGGTCTTTGAAAGTTGCCTCAGCTTTGATGTATATAGCGTTGCCGACCAGCACTGGTTGGGTGTCCATCGTTAGTTGGCACAGCGCTTGTTTGATCAGCGGTTTTACGGCTTCCATAATGTCCTCAACGCTCCGATAGTTATAACCGCCGTAATCATTACGCTGGTTCTTGGGTGCGACTAGATTGCTTTGCACCCAAGTAATATATGGTAGTTTCGGTTCGCTAGCCGTTTGCTTTGTTTCCTCGGCCATTCCATTGCCTCCATATTCCTTCTGCGTAACCTCGATAGATTGGATCGCTATTCAGCCGGTCTTGCACTTGGCCAAGTTTGGCGATTGTTTTAGCGAATCCATCTGGATCTAGCCAGGTTACTTCTTGCCCTTTGCCCATTCCTTGACCCCCTCTTTGAATCCATCCGCTGGATAGAACTTAGTGGTTGTCTTACCGGCTGGCATCCCGGTCACTCCTTCTAAGACTTCGCCGGTCTCGTTGAAGATAACCTTGCCGTCCGGAGCAACCGTGGTGTCAGCCTTGATTTTCTTGCTGTCGATCGATTCAACCGTTTTTTGGATCTTGTATTCATCGGAGACCTTACTCATGAAACTTTTGGTCTTCGGAACCACCCAGCTTCCAGTCTTGGTCGTGGTTGTTTGGAAGCGTCCAAGTGACGTCTTGAAGCTCTTTTCGCCAGCCTCCTTGTTGACCCAGCTCTCAAGCTTTACGTAGATCTCATCGATCCTTACTTGCGCTTTGTCTCGTTCGGCCTTGTAGAAGTCCTTGATAGCGTCCGTTTCGGACTTTTCGTTTGCGTTGATCTCTTGCAATTCGATCATTGCTTGCTTTAATTCACGTTCCAGGAGCATTGCTGCCCCGGCCCGTTCCTCATTGAATGTTTGTGGTGTTTTTTCCATTGCTAGTCACCTAATCTCTTTCGCGCTTCCTTATCGATTAAATCCTTAGCTACGTCCAGTTGCTCCATGATTGCTCGAACCTCTGCTCGTAGTGCGCCACGAGTTTCTGGCTCGTTGGTGTCCAATCCCTTCAAGTCCCACATCGCCTTCATCAGACGATCGCTGGCGTGCTTAAAGCCATTTGCGTAATAATCAGTATTCATGCTACAATCTCCTTGAAATGTGTTTTTATTTGGCCTAGCGGTGACGCTGGGCCTTTTTTGTTGAAAAGCTTTCTTCCATCGCAATTAGCCAAAAAGGCACAAGAGCGATCATAGCTAACCAAAAATGATCATGTAGAGTTTCAGCTACGACTAAGCTTCCTAGCGCCAAGCAAGTTATTAGCTTAGTCATCGTTGCGCCACCTTTCGTATTCATCACCCCGTAATCGCATTTCTAACTGGTGACAGTGCTCCGAAAGATCGACATTGTTTACGATTAAGGCGATTAAGAAAACCGCCACAATGACCAGTAATAGTCCCATCTCTATCCCTCCTATAACTTGGCTCGCCAGTCGATCAAATCGACATTGGCGTTGATCCATTCAATTGCTTTGCGTTCATTAATCTTAATCGGGTGTCCTCGCCCCGCATTTAGTCCGTAGACAAACGCCTGCGTTTCTGGGTGGCCTTCGAAGATGTAGGTCTTGACCCATTCTTTGCCCTTGCGCATCGGCAAGAGCCCAATGAATTCGTCTAGGCCGATCATCTTGTCAACCTCTTGACGCTTGGACAAGCCGTACTCCTTCAGGAACATCGGCCGAATCTGCTCATAGAGTTGGGCGATCAAGTCCGGTGTGAAGTCATCTATTTGCAGTGGCATTCAAGTCCCCCCTTTCTGCTATGATTGAGTCATCATTAATGGCTGGCAAACAAGACGTACAAAGCAAGCAGCAATGCAGCAATCGGCATCACTTGATCAAAGAAAAATGACAACATTGTTAAAAACCTCCTATCTAAATATGACCCGAATGACTAGTCCCATTACTCAGTAACCTCTAAAACACGAATCAGCCGTGCACTCGATCTGTGAGCATAACCCGGTCAACGATCATAGCGACCAGAAACACCGCTAGGATCACGGATAATGCGGTCATTTCATCACCTCCTCTCACGGCATTTTTGCCGTCCAATCGATCTCATCGTGATGTTCGTGCATCCACGCTCGGGCATATGGCAAGTAGATTCGGGTAACATTCCCCTGCCCGTGGACGCCTTTCACCCACGCTTTCGACTGACCGTTTTCAATCTGGACTTCCGGAAATGTGTCAAATACGTACAAGCGGATCCACGCTGGTGATTTACCGGCGAACAGGTCATCGCGGACGTCTTTCAACTTGGCCCAGTCCGGCTCAGGCTGGTTGATCGTCAGCAATGGAGCGACCAGGGTAGCTAACTCTTTTAAGTTGTCAGGGCTGAAATTAATCTCCATTGCATCACCTTCTTTCTGTTAAAATTTAGTCATCTCCTAATGAAAGGAGGTGAACTTTATGAAGATCTCCAAAGAACAAATGGAGAAGCTCATCTCTGATGAAACAAATAGAATTTGGAACGTTGAACCAGAGAAGAGTCTTGTAGCATTTGTACAGGAACAGATTGAATCAGTAGGGCAACCGTTAACGCAGGAGCAATTAACTGCCTTAACTAAAGCCCTCACTTACATCACCAAAGCAACAACTAAATCTGCTATGCTTGCTTGGGTAAATGTAATGAATCGGATTCAATCCGACCAGCAGTAATATCAATCGCTGAAATCGCTTTGATTAAGTCATCCATGTCGTCATGGGTGGCTTTTTTGTTTTGCTCCATGTCGTGCCTCCTTTAGGATCCTGATGATCCTCCTCGTCTGTTCCGGGCTTAACTTAACTTCGGCGATCCTCTCGCCGGTTTTAGCGTCAAAATTATTCACTTTCATAGTCTTTTTTCTCCTGCCTGCTACAATTAAGTCATCTCCTAACGAAAGGAGGTGAATAGCATGTTTGAACACGTTAATTTAGAATACGATTATTCGAATTATGGTTTTCCAGGTACTGAAGTTACTCAAAAGCTGGTTACTGGCTATGATCAATCAGTTAATGTAACTGCATATACGGCCCAGTTCGATAACCACTCCGCAACTATGTCCGTATACAGTACAGGTCTTGTAGTATTTTCAGATGTTTACCCTGACAAAGTCGTTATTAGAACAAATCGTGAGTTCAAGCCTGGTGATGATGGGAATCTACACTTGGTTGACGCCTAACTGTAGCTTCTAAGCCTTTAGCGGTTATCTTGATCGTTGATTGAGATAACCCTTTTTTTATGCTTAAATTTAATCCCACATTACCCTTCTTAATTTTCATCATCGTTATTTCCTCCCTTTCTAGTCCCAAAAATCTTCTTGGATTTCTAGTTGGTTCTTTTGAAACAACTCAACGGCTTCAGGGAAGTAGCGCCAAGCTCCTTCTGGAGTCCGATAGCTTAAGTGTTGATCCCGTTTGATCCCCAGCTTGTTACCCCACTTGCCAATCTGAATTGCAGAAACACCTAACTTATTGGCAATCTCGCTGGCCGTATATTCCCGCTGGCCACCAACTGGCAACGCAGTCATTGTGTTAATCGCTTCGTTCCGCATCTCCGTTGCCATTCGACGTTTGCCGTAATCATCAGCAACATTTGCTAATTCCAGCCAGATTTTGGCGTCTTCATTGCGAAGCTGGTGTTCCTTATTTATGTTTTGCTTCCGCATTTCTGCTAACCACTTGAGCTTGAATTCTAAGTTCTCACGAGTGAGATTCTTGTCGGCGCCGATCATCTTGCCATTGTGTTCGGCTTGGTATTGGTTAAATAAACCGACGTAGGTTGCTGTGAAGATCGTCCCCTTCTTGCCAGTTAACTTGTTGGCCACGAACTCGCAGCCTTGTTTGGTGAGCAGGTAACAATCTCGGGTTTCGCCTTTTGCGTCTTCGTAGCTCGATTCAATAAAGAAATCTAACGCGCGCAATTTTGCGCTCGTTGCCATTTCACTGATATACCGGCGGATATCACGCATTAAATCGCGGTGGCGCTTGCTAATCATCTTGGCGACGTCACGTGAGTCCATTGCCTCTCGATCGTTAACTTGCTTGATCAATTCATTCTTTTCCATTCGATTTCCTCCTATAGTTTTCCGTTCCAGTCGATCTGCTCGTGGTGCTCTCGCATCCATCGCCGGGCGATCGGCATGTAAACTTTGGTTCCATGACCATGTACCGACTTAACCCAACCGCCGGGATTGTTTTCGATTTGAACTTCCGGAAAGGAATCAAACACGTATAACCGAATCCAGGCGGGAGCTTTACCGGCGAACAAGTCCGCCCTAGCGTCCTCAAGTCGTACCCAATCCGGTTCCAACTTGGTCTGGATTAGCGGGGCAACTAACCGGGCTAGTTCTTCCAGGCTCTCTTGAGTTAAGGTGATCTCCATTTCTCTCACCTCTTTTGGTATGATTTAGGTATCTCCTTATAGGAAGGAGGTGAAACTTATGAGTAGTGGTTTAAACAATATGATCAAAAAGTTAGATCAGATGGAGAAAGGTGCTAAGTCCTTAGAAGGGACGCACTCAATTCCGCTTAGCGAACTTTGCGATCAAAAATTTCTGTCTAAACACACAAGTGGCAATTTCTCAAATTTAAACGACTTCTTTAAAGCTGGTAAATTTGGCAACCTTACTTTTGAAGAAGTTCCTGACGACAAGTGGGATGAATGGGTAAAGAAATCAACCGACTTTACGTCATGGAATGAAATGATGAAAAGTGCCACGCAAGCGTATGTCTCTAAAAAATTAGGATTTTAACGCTAGTTAAGATCATCCAACCGTTCAACAAGTTGGATGGTCTTTTCTAATTCTTGGTTTAACTTACGGAATGCTTTCGTTGTTTCCTTAACGTCTTTTAAGCCTTTAAGCTTAATGTCAACTGTTAACTTTTCACCATTCATGCCCATCGTCTTCATCTCCGTACCATCCGATCTCAAAGCCATCGAAAAATTGTTTTCCATACTCGTTCCTCCTACTCAGTTGGCTTTCTTGGCCAGCGATGATTTCGTTAATCATTCATCCCTAGCTCTCGATATATCATCATCCGGATCTCAACTGATCGCGGGTCATTACCGCCTTTAATAGCCCGGCTGATTTGTGCCGGTGTCGTATGGATTCGCTTAGCAAGGTCTTTCTGCTTGATGCCATGCACCATAAGCTGATACTTAATGGCAATTTCAACACTGTCACTAGCCTTTTTAAGTTTTGCTTCTTCGACTGGCATACACTTCACCCCCTTTTTGTTTGTTATTTTTTGATCAAGTTATTGAATACAGTCAGAAAATTTGCTAAACTGTAAGCAATTAAATAACGTCACCATTCCCTGCACTTCCCTAAAACATAAGGTTTGTTGACGCTGTATTTTTATTGCTCAATTACTTGATGATTCTATACTAACATATTTTCTAAATTCATCAAGTAATTTTTAGAATTTTTTCTGCACAGGTTTATTACTTTGGAGTTTTTACCATGAACTTACTTGATAGGATTAAAACGATTTCTAAACAGAAAGGCTTGAGCCTTAGAACTGTTAATGAAAGAGCTGGACTCGGACCTAATGCTATATACAAATGGAAGAATACTAGTCCGTCTTTTGATAAGTTAGAAAAAGTTGCCAAGGTTCTGGATGTCACACCTAATTACCTATTAGGTAGAGAAGATCATTCTAGCAATGCGCCTGTCGACCTATTAGATGGTGTCCGTATGTACAACGGTAAGCCAATCAGTGATCAGGAAAAAGACATGATTAAGGCCCTCCTGGACGCATATCGAAAGGGGGATGACTAAAATGGACGAGCTAATCACTTATCTGGTTAATTGGGGATTTGATCACGGATTTGGGGTAACCTTTACTGATCAGCTTCCAGCATCCCTTGCGGGTTTTTCATCGCAAAAAGACAAAGCCGTATGGATTAATACTAGCTGGAGAAACAAACCTGAGTATGGATTCGTAGTTGCTCACGAGATGGGACATTTGATAGATGGCGATGAAGGGATTAATCGCTACTCATCACCCTCGCTCTCAATTAAGAATGAGTACGCTGCTAATGTTTACGGAGTTAAGTTGATCAAAAACTATGCTAGCCGACAGGATATTGAAATTAACAATCGAACGGCCTTTTGCCAAACATTTGGAATCCCGTTAGTTCTTGCGGATTTAATATAGCAATATACGTCCAAACCTGATCGACGTTAAAAGCTAGTGGGAGGATTATGTATGAAAAAGATAGGCTTAGTTTGTGCCACACTGTTAGTCGGTATGTCACTTTCAGCCTGCAACAATCTGGCGTCACAGCAGTCACATAAAGCAAGCAGTAGTTCATCTACCAAGGTAGTTGAGCACCACCACAAGAAGCGTCACCAAAAGCCCCAGAGCTCGTCCGTATCTTCATCTAGTTCTACTAGTCAGACCAATCAGCAATCCCAAAGTCAGTCTTCGAGCGTCCAATCCACCCAATCTAGTGAGAGCTCACAGCCAGATGCTTGGAGTAGCCAGCAGCAGGCTCGTGATCAGGCGGCTCAGAACGACGGCCCCACTACTGAGGACCAGGCCCGTGCAATGCTTGGTGGTGCTAACGGCGACTTGCAGGCAACGAGGACTTCCAACGGCTGGACATTTTCTGGTGATGGCTACACAGCCACTGTCGGGGATGATGGGAGTGTGGAACATAACTAGAAAAGCATCCCCTGCTGGCAGGGAATGCAAAGAATAGAATAAAAATATCGTTGACATAACTGCCTAGCTATATGATTAATATAGTTAATCAATTGAATTGGTCAGCTTAAGACCGACTAAGGCAAGTGTGTTTGTGCACTTGCCTTTTTTATTAGCTAATTTATGTCCAAACCCTGATCGACGTTAAAAGCTGTTGGGAGGATAAAATGTCACGAGGTATACTGCGCAAACCATCAATTAAAAAATCTTTAGCCGCAAAGTATAAGGGCGCATACACCAGAAAATTAAAGAAGAGTCTTATTCCTGGGTATGGGACAAAGACCGCAGGATGGCTTCATCCTAAGCGAAAACTATACAATAAAATTTATTACCGCACCTCTATAGATACTAGAAAAGTTATTGCTGATGCTTTGACTAAAAAGAACGAGCGCAACACATCTTCTACATCTTCAAATGTTTCCCCAGGGAAAACGTCATCCGGTTTTTTAGATTTTTGCCTGATTATTATCACTGCAATTTTGCTTACAAATAGGCATACTATTTTAGCTATTATCCTTATTTGTTTAATTGGCTGGCATGTAATTAATGGAGAAAAGCAGGAGAGTGAACAAAAATGATTTTCTTAGGTTGGGTATTTATTCTTTGGGCGGCATATCTTGCATTTAAGCATCGTCACAATCTCAAGAACGCAAAGAAAATTGTTATTGGGATTGTTGCTTTGCTTTTCTTAGGCATAATGACGATTTCTACAGGTAAGCCTGATGACAGATCAGCAGGAAAAGAACAAACTTCTTCTAAAGTCGTTAAACATCATCACGCTAAAAAGCATAATCAGGCAAGTTCTTCAAGCGAATCAAGCACATCATCAAGTAGTGAATCCGAAAGCACTGAAAATTCTAGCGCTAACTCAGCAAATTCATCTAGTAACAGCGATTCTGCTGATTCAACTGCTACTTCAGCAGAAGACAACTCAAGCACTGCTGATCCATCAAGCAAGGGTGATATGACAACCGACCAGCAAGGGACGATTGTCGGGAATTCAAAAACAAAGGTTTATCACACGCCTGACCAAACTGGTTATCGTATGAACTCGGCTAACGCCGTTTACTTTAACACAGAGCAAGAGGCACAAGCCGCCGGTTATCGGAAGTCTTTGCGGTAAAGCATAAAAAAACCACCGACAGCGGCAACTGTCAGTGGACTATGGGTTGAATAATATATGCAGACCATTCAACTCCACCAGTATATCATAAGGATATACGAACAAATAAAAAAAGCCCTCTCCGAAGAAAGGACGTGTGAATATGGATAAAGTCAAAGAATATTCTTGGCAATATAAGGATTTGAAGAAACGAATAGAAGTAATTTTAAAAAATTATCGAGCAACTGTTGACTATTATTACTCAGATTTAAAGGATTCAAACCCCGACTACTTTAAGATGTACAATTCCGCCAAAGTAAGGTTTGTTGCTTTCCACAATAATCCTACATGGTCTGGAGTTGCATTCTATTTTGGAGCTAATGAAAAGTCTGAAGATGAAATAAAAGAAGTCGACTTACCAGTTGATTATATAAGCTCATACTCCAACATTCCAGATGATAAAATAGGCAGCTTAATTGCGAAAAAGCTTAACATCCTAGACATCCTATATAAAGAGCCTATCATGATGCCCAAAGTCAACATCCTTTCTTTCACAAATGATGGTTCGCTGGGCCAATCATTTGCAAATGAAGAAGCAAAAAAATGGAAAAACGATTCTATAACTTCAATTGATGACGGGCGGATTAATGAAGGCCTGCCTAATATTGAGCTTCCTGCATCAATCTCAGCTTACCGTTCACTTTTAGACAATATCGACAATGCTGAATTGTCATTTGAAGTAGAGGAAGCTGTCAGTTGCTATAAAAACAAAGAATACTTAGCTTGCGCTCTAGTTTTAAGTAGGGCTCTAGAATGGTCTTGCAAGCTGCTTTTGGATACCGAAGATCCTGAAATTTATTCAGGCCTTCCAGCCGGTAGTAGATCGTTAAATTCGCTTGCTAACCGACTAGAATCACACCGCTTAATAGATAGCTATGAGCATAACCAGTTGAAAGCTTCGATCGATTACAGAAATTCGATAGCCCATGCAACCCCAATTACACAGATAAGAAATATTGTTCAGCACATTTTTGAAGGAATACATCTAATTGTTCAGAAGATTATTGATTCGAGAAATGACCGAGCTTTCCGTTAATTGTTCGTCCCAATTGTCTATTACATTCCAAAGGTAATAGTCAAGTATCAATTTTAACGATTTTTGATCATTTTTATTTAGGTAGATTGTCATACCGTTGTTTGTTATTTTCATTTTGTTCACCCTTATCTATTATACCAAATAAGCCGAGCTGGATTATATAGCCTACCTTAAAATCAAACGTATCCTTTAAATCGAACCAAATTAAATAAAAAAGCCCTCTCCGAAGAAAGGACGTGTGAATATGGATAATTTGCTACAAGAAATTTTAGATTGGGAATATGGATATGAAGACGAAAATAAACTTAATGCATTTCTAGAAAATGCTAAAAGCTATTATCAGAAAGAAGTTGCAAACGCTCATCTAGATGATGACGATTTAATATATTTCTCTTGGGCTAGGCAACCCCTGCATATTTACCTGATTAGGACGTCGGGCAACTTAGATTTTAAACAAATACTTGTTATGGCATCGCAAGAAGACGATTTGTTAAAAAATGAAATCACCTATATTGATAAAACTGAGGAGACAAATAATGCTCAATTTATACATTCACCTGAAAAGGAACAGGTAAATTATATTTTAAGTAGATCTGACATGCCTAAGGGATTGAAATCTGACAATATAATTAAGAACTCAATTCTTACCCTTTCAATATCAGGGTTTACAAAAATTTGGATTAGCATATGGTTTGACAGAGAAATTAAGCATACTAAACAACATTTCAGTACAGCTCCAATCAATTTAAAATTCAATAAATTGGGGCTCCATTCTCAAAAATTCAAACTAAAGGAAATAGCTCGTGCTGTTGATGACCCCCAATTTACACGTGAATTAGAAGAATGTACGGAAGTTTTTGAGCAGGAATATTACTATCCTGCCGCTGCAGGGCTTGGTGGGGTGATGGAATCGCTACTTTATAAGACCCTAGAAAATTATAAACGAACGAGCAACAAAGTCCTTGGAAGCGATCCTACTCTTCTAGATTATTTAGGTGCGCTTAAAAGATTTAATCTAATCGATCGGCGGCAAAGCAATAGAATAAGATCTGCTTTTACAATTAGGAACTCTATCTCACATTATAATCCAGGTTTTACTGAAGTAAGCGATATTGATGCAATGCTTCATGGAGTTGAAAATATCTATACTACTTTATACTTACCGAGCCTAATGTGGAAAGAATCTCATCCAAATCAACAACTTCCTGAACCAAGTCGTCAGAATTAATTATTTTATTCAAAAAATAATCATAATAGTAGGGCTGAAATTCGCTATCTCTATGGATATTATGATGTTCAATCAAATTACTTTCATATCTTTCAATAACTTTTTTCAAAAGATTAAACTGTGAATTTGACATATTAATGTTAACCATTTTTACACCTCGAACATTAGTTTCTTTAATTATAGCATTAAAAATCAGCTGACAGTGCTGGCTACTTATACGGTTACGTCCAAGCGTGATCGACGTTAAAAAGCTGGTGGGAGGTAGCTATGGGGAATTTTAGTACATTAGAAAAGTGGATCTTATGGGGCACAACAATCATTTGTGCCATCATTGGTTTAAGTATCGACGGATTTTTAGGATTTATCCTTCTTGCTTTAGTTGCCTACTTTGCGACTAAATTTGCGATTAAAAAGCACGATGAAAGGTTTCCTGCTTCGCTCACTCCTCAAGAAAGGGAAGCGATGAAGAAAGAAAAAGAGGAAAAGGATCACATTAAAGCTGAAAAGAAGGCTCAGGCTGATGCTGAGGCTCAAGCAGTTATCCAACGGCTACAAAAAGCTAAGCAAGACCGAATGCAAGCAAAAATGAAATGTCCACGTTGCGGTAGTAAAAACATTCAACCGGCCGGTAAGCACACCGAAAAGTTTTCCGGTGGAAAAGCGGCTGTTGGTGCGGCTATTACCGGTGGTGTCGGCCTAGCAGCCGGCTTGCTGGGTAAGAACACAAAACAGGCCGATTTTGTCTGCATGGACTGTGGAAAGCAATTTAAAAAATAAAAGCCCTCTCCGGAGAAAGGGTTACTCTCTGGTAAACAAGTAATCTTTTTAAGATTAACGAAAGGATGATGACATTTAATGGATATAAAACACGAATCTGTAGACGTAATTTTAACTAGCTTGATGCCTAAGGCTGGTCAAAGTAAGCCTATTTCAATTCTCGCTTCTAACGGGAAAAAATACATGCTAAAAAGGCAAATCATAACAATTGATAAAAAACAAATTAATGAAGATTCTGTTTTTATGCAAGAACTTTTTGTTACACAGCTTGCTGCAAAGCTACAAATTCCAGTTCCAAATGTTGCTATACTAGAAATTACGGATAACTTTATTAATGCTAATAAAGACTTCCTTTTCCAGTACAAGTTAACACCCGGAATCTATTTTGGGAGCGAAGTACTTCCAAATATAGAAAATAATTTAATTAAAGACTACCGGTTAGCTATGCAAGTTGGAAAGCCATATGTCATCAAGTCATGGAACTCCTTCTTTAAAAAAGTATCAAATCCAGAAATATATGCCTCAATAATAGCACTTGATCTGTTAACAGTGAACAATGACAGATTTAGCAATGAAGGCAATATTTTAGTAACTAGAAAAGATGACCTACGAAAGGTTTATGCAATAGATTTTGGCCATTCTTTCTTGGGTCCTTGCTGGAATAATATAACAAAACAAATTATTTTTAATAAAGTACCAAGTGAGCCTGAGCAATACCAAAGTTTTGTAGACAAAATAATCTATGGCTTCCCTATTACTGAAAAAAGAGGTTTCTCCGGAATGATAAATGACGCAGCTCTTGGTCGAATTTTTAGAGGACTTGAAAACAATATTGATCTTTCAGATCTTACTAATAATCCGTTTTCGGATATTGTCAATAAAATTGAAAATTTGGATGATTCAGATATCGTTGATATGCTTGAAAATATACCAGAGGATTGGATTCCTGGAAAAGATTTACAAAAAAGCGCATATTATAACTTCATTTTAAAAAATAAAAAAATAGTGCGTTATTATATAAATGAATTAAATAAGCGCGGTGCTTTCTCTAATTCTTGCGGAGGAGATTTGATATGGATAAACAGCAAAGAAAAAACTACTGGTATTCAATAATTTCTTATATACCAGATTTGATTACAAACGAAAGGGTAAATATTGGAGTGATTTTAGGCAATAACATTGATCTCTTAAAATTCAAAATTATAGATAATCCTTCAAATAAAAAACTACATTTTTTTAGAACCAATATAGAAAAGCAGATTTATCAAACATCTATTGATTATCTATCTTTTATAGTAAATAAAAAGAAAGAAACATTGAATGACATATCACTCTTTGACAACGAGTCAAACGTTGATTTAAAAGCTTATTTGGAACATCCTTTACCTGAAAATATAGCCTTTTCAAATACGCATTTTGCTAGAACTAGTAATCCCAAAATAATTTTTAACGAGTTGCTGAATACGTATGTCGGTGAGGCATTTTTGCAAGAAAAAGAAACTACTAATATCTCTTTTAAACAGAATATTAATAAATACTTCGACCAATTAAATTTAATAAATACTAAACTAAAAGCAAATTTAAGGATTCGACCTTCAAAAGATTTACCCTTACGTTTTGAAATGGATTATGCTTTTATGCCTAAAAATAATGAGATGTCATTTATTCAAATTGGACCAAAGCAATCACAAATTAATGAATGGTATAAAAATAATGTAACATTACTAAGTAAAAATTCTGATAAATTTAGTATTAATATGGTAATTAAAGAAGAAGATTATGAAAAACCAAATCAAACATTTAAACCATTTTTACGTGATCTTGAATCTGACGATAGGGTTAAGTCAACTATAGTTACAAATAAAGATTCACTATCGAAACTTGTTAAAAATGCTGGCGAGGCCATCCCTATCAGTGAATGGAATACGGAAGATAAAAGTTATATTGCTTAAATTTAAACCGGTCGATTTCGACCGGTTTAAAAAGACATTAAAACGAACGTATGTTTAATTAAGGGGGTGCAATTATGGCGTCGTATGTAAAAAGGTCTGGTAAGTGGCAAGCTCGTATCAGCTGGTATGATACTGCTGGAAAACGGAGATTTAAAAACAAAGGCGGCTTCGCGACTAAGAGCCTGGCTAAAAAGTGGGCAGTCGAGAATGAAGCTAACTTGGCCAAAGGAATCCTGACCAATAAGGAAATCGCTTTTGCCGATTACGTTGATCAGTGGGTTATGACTTACAAAGAGCCAAAGGTGGCGAAGATCACACTTGACCGGTACCACTACAGGTACTATCCCCTGTCAAGTTGACACTTATAAAAACGAAAACACAATTTTTCTTAT